CAGCGTAACGGTCGAGTCGATGACCGTCGAGCTGTTGTGGACGGCGGTGCTCAGTGCGTCAAGTTCTGCAGACATAGCGATTACCTTTTCGTTGAGTGATTGAAGTGCTGCAATGATCACATCGAGTTTGGCCGTCAACTGGTCAACATCGTTGTGGGTGAAAACATCGAGGCGCACGTCGATAGTCACGGCGCAGCGCCCCCTCCTCCTGCTCCTTGATCCTGTGGCGGCGGTCCGCCTTGGTCTTGCGGCGGCGCGTTCTGCTGTTGCATGCCGGCGAAGAACGAGGCCTCATCCTGGATGAGCACGAGTTCGGTCTCTCCGTCGAAGTCTTCGCTCAGCACCTGTCGCCGTTTCAGTTCGTTCCACATCGTGGGCAGCGACAGCGCGCCCGAGTTGCGCAGCGATGTGAGATCAAGCACCGTGCCTGGAACCTCGTTGCCGCTGAACGCGTCCGCGATCTCGACCGTGCCGCCGCTGGGCAGGCACAAGTAGTCGGCGCTCATCTGCAATGCCTGCTCGATGCTGTCCTCGAGCGCCTTGGCGACTGCGCGCAGCACGGCATTGCTGTCGTCGCTGTCGATGGCAGCGGCAGTCGCAGTCACGGCGCCCGCGTTCTCGACGCGCAACTCCATGCCCGCGTGCTGCATGCGCGTTTCGATGGCGAGCAAGTCCGCAGCGCCCGCGTTGATGCCCGCGCCCGTGTGTTCGACGTACCCCGCCTCGGCGCCTGCAGGCAAGAACAGCGTGCGGTCTGGACCAATCTTGATCGTCGTTTCTTCAGTGACGCCCACGACCTTCAGCATCGCGAAGCGCAGGAACGTGAGCGCACGACGCTGCTCGCTGCTGCTGCACCAATGTTCCTGATTCATTTCGGCAAGCGTGCGCAGTGGCGGTGATCCTTCGAAGAACCCGGTGCGGTTGACGTAGAAAGGAACGAGCGGGATGTAGGGCAGACTCGTCGGGCCTTCGTCGGTCACCACCCACTCGTGCGCGTTCTGCGTTGCGTTGAATTGCTTCTCGTAGACGCGCCACAATCCAGGCTCCAGCACGCGCACGCGCTGCACGACCTTCTCGCCGAACTCTCCGTCGGGCACAGTCGTAGTCTCGAGGATGCGCACTTGCGTAAGAATCTGCTTGCCCGCGCGATTCTCAGAACGCCAGCCGATGAGATCGTTCGCCTTGACGAGCACCCAGTAGGGTTGCGCGCCGATGCGTCGCTGATCGGCCATTGTTGCGCCCGACGCGATGTTGGGGAAGTCGACCAACGCAAACGAAACGCCGTCGATGAATGCTTCACGCGCCCAGTCCATGCAGAACGGGGTGAGCGCGCGACCTTGCCCATCGATGTTCTCAGCGCAGCGCTGCAGGGCAGGCGGTACGTCTTCATTGAGTCCTACCGGTTCGTTGAAGAAGCGCGACGACTGCCGCATGACCGCTTCGCTGAAGGCGTTGTACAGCGACGTTCCGTTCAAGCGTACCGCGTACGACTCTGGGGTCTCGGCAGGATGTCGCGGCATGTACTTGTCCGCCGCTGTGCGCATCGCAAGCGTGCCGCCCATCAGCGTGCGAGGCAGGTCTCTCAGTGCAGCGCCCGCCTCGTGTGCCTTGCTGGGCGTGTCGACTTTGACACCGACAGTGCCCACCAAGGAAATGGACTGCGTGCCGTTACGGTATGCCGCAACCGTAGCGGGCGTCATCGGCACGACCTTCTCTTTCTTCGGCATCGGCATCGGTCAATGTCCTTCGCTCAACGGCACGGGACTTCTTAGCACGCGGCCTTGCCCTTGCCGCCAAATGGCGGAGCTTTCTTGCCGCCGAACGCGCCCTTCGCCTTCTTCGCTTCCTTGGGTTTCTTGCCGCTTTTCGACTTTGCCATCATCGTCTCCTTTAGAATATCTAACTTAACTTTGACGCTTACCATGAAAACCACGTACGCCCACAGACTTTGACTTCGTTTGTTTGAAGAAAGCAGCAACCTTCTCGTGCACAATCGATGCCCGCGCATAGAGAGGAACTTTGTCGCCAAGTTGGCGTTTGGCAAAACGCATCAAGTTTGCGACATCAGCGCGTTTCATAGTAGACCTGCCAAGTGAATAACCTGCCGCATGCCGACGGCGCGCCTCCGCCGCTGCTTCCCGTGCCGCATCGCTCCATGCCATGCCAATCTCCTCAGAACATCGCACGCATCTCGGCAACCTTGCGCACGACTGGGAATTCTTCGTGCACATAGTAACCGATCGCGTCCGTCAAGTGAGTGAGTCGTCCGTCTGCCTTCTTGTCGATCTCGCCGCTGCCGCCCTTCAGCAACTGCACGCCCTCGAAGTCGCGCACCGTGTGCGGCGCAGTTGCAGGGTTGACCATCAAGCGTACTTCGCCTGTCGCGCTCTTCAGTCTCGAGTTGACCGCGTTGATGCGCGTGCGCTCAGGTGGATTCTGCCTTCCTACCTTGAATGTGATTTGGTCGTCCGAGAAGTAGCGCCCATCGCCGGCGTCGGTGCGCAGTGCGCGCTTGATTATTTCCCAGTCGCTGCCCTCGACCTTTGCCGTACCTCGATTGCCGCCCGTCGCGTCGCCGTAACAGCGCACGTAGGACTGATGGTTGCCCCAGAGTTGCAGCACCTTGCGGCAAACGGCAGGCGTGTTGCTGTTGCGTGGGATGTAGACTTCGCCTACGATCCCGGTTCCATCCAGGCCGTTGGGCAATTCCATTTCCTGCACTGCTGCGCAGACGCCGGGGTCGACGTTGAAGTCGAAGCATAGGGAGAGGGGCGCGCTCGGGTTGTACTCGAGCGGCGCACAATGCACGGCTTCGGTAAACGGGTAGTAGGCGCGCCCCTCGAAGGAGACGAATGAACCTTCGTACTCTTGTTGAAACGTCAATTCGTCGAGCACACGCCTTGCGGCCTCGATTTCGTCGGTAGGTAAGATGTCGGAACTGAACCAAGTGAATCCCGCCCATTCGGGATCAATGCCGCTGATCGCATATTTCCATGTGTCGTAGTAGTGGTTGCGACCTTCAGGCACGCCGATGAGATCGCACGTGCCGCGCCTGTCCGACAACGCCGGCCGCACATTCTCCTCCCATGCACCCGGTTTCGTGTTGCCGAATTCGTCCATGATGCCACCGTCCCACGGCGAACCCTCGATGCGTTCAGGTTTGTCCATGCCGACGACATGGATCTCGGCTCCATTGATCAACCTGATGATCAAGTCAGCCTCGAGCGGATGCCCGGCCATCAAGCGGCGCGGCACCATGAGCTTCATATCGTTCCAGAACACGCGCTTTGCCTGATCGCGCGTCGGCGCAGCAGCGAAGAACCGCGAGTCTGGATACTTCGTTGCGAGCCATGCCTTGCGCAGCAACCTGCGCTTCGCGATCTCCGTCTTGCCGCTGCGGCGACCAGCAGGCACGACGCAGAATCTGGCGCGACTTCCCCAGAACGCCGCTTGTTCGGCATGCGGGCGCAGCGGATAAAGCCGCGGCGTCGATGCACGAAGGTCTCCGTCACGCGGCATTACTTGACACCCGGACCGAGTTTACGCCGAGCTGTTGCCTTAGCAATACTGGGATGAACGCCTTGAGCAACCAATGACTGCTCGAGGTTCGTGCTCAACCGTTGATTGTGAAATCGCGCCGACGAACTGGCAAGAATGGCCTTCGCCGCTTTGACCCCGCCCGGTTTCAATCCAGTCAACACGTTATAGACCATTGCGTCACGAGCGCTTACCTCGTTGATTCGTGAATGTTCGGCAATCGCCCACTTCTGCTTTTTACGCAATCCTTGTTTCAACAATGACGACATCTCGCGTTGATTTTGACCGACGGTCTTAGGACCTTTCGACTTACGTCTGCGTGCTTCAGCCGCGGCTTCCCTTGCTGCATCGGACCATGCCACGGTTATCTCCTCTTCGACTGTGACAGCTTAATGCCGCCGCGTTGCCGCGCCATCATGCGGTCAACTCCATTGCCCCATAGTGCATCGGTACGCAACCTACCAACTGCGGTCTGTCGTGCTTGTTTGTTACGCCATGCAATATGCTGTCGCGCATATGGCGTGTTCGTGAACTGTGCGGGGTTCTTCAATCGCTCGAGTTTGATCTCCCTTGCTAATGCGATCCGTTCCGGCGTATTCCTGAATGGTGGATAATGCTGTTGTGAAATAGTACCCTTGTTTGCGTGCCGTTTTGCATGCATCCTGCGTGCTTCAGCCGCGGCTTCTCTTGCTGCATCTGACCAAGCCATGACTTACCTCCGTCCAGAACCGCTTTGCAGCATACGGCCCGCAATCACGTACGTCAGATCGCGCCTGCCGCCGGCAGAACTGCGCAATGGCGTCGTAACGGATCGCACTGCCTGTTGTCGCGCGATTTTCAGTACGTGCGCATAATAGCTGCGTTGCACCGATCCATCAAGTCCATGTACGTTCACGAATTGGTGCGACTTGTCGCGGCCCGGCATCGGGTACATCATTCGCGACCTGAAGTCATATCCCGTCGGACTACTGACGCCGCGGTTGCCTTGGCGTTCGTAACGCGTGATGCTCGCCTTGTGCATCCTTGCTGCCAGTGCTGCCGCTCTTGCCGCATCAGACCAAGCCATGTTTATCACCTAAATTTTTTAGCGACTGCTGCACCAATTGCCATGTGAGACATTCCTTTTGGCAATGTCGATACAAACTTTGAAATACGTACTGCCATGGAACCGCGCCGACGCAGAGAAGCATTCTCGCTGAATTTACGAGCCTTAGCATTGTGCTTCTCCAACTGTTCCGTCGTTGCATTGTATTTCCTTGCCCGCGCCAAACGAGCCGCCTGCCTTGCCGCATCAGACCATGCCATGTCAAGCACCCCTCTTTTTGGACTTTGCCGCAATGCCACGCGCGACGCGCAAGTTGCCAGCATAGTAACCGTCAGTCTTGCCGCTTGGCCAACGCACGCGTACCTGCCGCATACCTGTGCCACGCGGTTCAGTTGCAATGACGGTGCCGACTTGACCGCGGCGACCAAGTTCACCCGGTCTGCGCACCACGACTTTGCTGCCAATCATAGGCGCATCACGCACGGCTCGATCTGCAGCCATCTTGCGTTGTTTATGCCAACCGTATGACGTCTCTTGCCATACCCGGTGTTTCGCCTGTGTAGCTGCCTTGCGCGCAGCCGCAGCAGCCGCCCTTGCCGCATCAGACCATGCCATGTCAAGTTCCTTTCGTCATAGGCGGACCGAGAGCCTCGACCTGCGCACGCACGTCTGCCGCCACATCGTCTGCGCCACGTGCGCCATCCGGCCTTGCCGCATTTAGCACGGCAACGCAATTCTTGACAGTCTCGATGACGCGCGGCGCCGCAGTGAGCAACAGTGACGACTTCGGAGAACGTGACATCGTCACGACCTCGCGCCTGTGATGCTCGATGATTGCCTCCGCGATTTCGGCGGCAGACGATAGTCCGCGCGACCCGGGTTCGGGTTTCGTGGTATCGTCTCGCGTCGCATCACGTCGAACTCCCCTCCGGTTCGTGGCGGCGCGCGGCGACACAGTTGCGGCGGCACGCTTAGGCATTCGCGCAATTGTGCCAGAACGTAAGGTCGAAAGTAAATGTCTGAGGAGGGCTATTAACATCTTTTAGATAATGTGACGACTCCGCCGAATCTCATTATTCGTTCCATTCTCCTTTCAATTCATCGAACTGACTTACTGATGTTTTAACATATATAATTACTTAACAGTATTGAAAGTAGTATGTTGATGTTGATGATTTTTCATATATAGTTTTAGGGGGCTCGTTTTTGCTATTCGCATTATTGAAAATTTGTCACATAACCGAGAGGGAGTCGCGAAGTGGCCGAGAAGCGCAGTACGTTGAACGGAAACGTAAAATCATCGTCGCATAAAAACGGCAATCACATAAAACACGAAACATCCGCGGAGCCTCCGCCGCCTCCGGATGTTACTGGCGGGACCGAAAACACGTCGAAATCAAGTAAAAAAAATCGAAAAACAATTGCTACGATCGGAGCAAAACAAGCCGCTGTCAAGCCGAAGAAGCCGAATGTCACGTTGACGGCAGAGGACTTGTACGAAGAAAAGCTGGCCTCGTCCGGCTTGTCGCTGCGTACCGCAGCAGACCTCGGAATGCGCTTCGTGTCGGATGCCGGGAAGCTTCTTCCCAATCACAAGAACCAATCCGGCGTGTTGCTCCCGTATCACGACTTCGACGGGAAGCCGACGGGGTTCTTCCGCGTCAGGCTCTTGACGCAGCCGCGGTCGTTCGCGGCCGAAGCAGTCAAGCCGCAGCGTTACGTGCAACCGCCCGACACGGGCGTCGCCGCGTACTTTCCGCGCAGCGTCAAGTGGCGTGACATCGTGTCTGATTCTACGCGCCCCATTTACGTGACGGAGGGCGAGTTCAAGGCGGCATGCGCATGTGAGAACGGCCTGCCTACGATCGGCCTCGGCGGCGTGTACTCATGGCGCAGCGCGAAGGGCGGCATCGCA